CAAGGAACTTGCTTCAGCAATACCGGACAGGAAAGAAAAAAGCCCCGTAACTCGTTGAGCTACGGGGCTTTCCTGTTGGAGGCTGAGGTCGGAATCGAACCGGCGTTCACGGATTTGCAATCCGAAGTAAAACCCAACAATTTCAGATGGTTAACGGTGTATAATTTCCGCATCATAGCCGTATTCGTGTCTCTGGAGGCCGCTGATTAGTTGGAGGGAGAACATAGATGCGGAAATGATTCAGCCCCTCCATGGCATGCCCGAGCACCACTCTCCGCTCGTCGGACGCCCTCGAATACTGGATATTCATACAGCATAATTTCCGGCCCAACCGCCCGCCGGAGATTCCATGTCCTACTCCGATCCCCGCATTTGCCACCACCAGCGCGTCACCCAATGGCTCGCCGCGATCCGACAGCACGCCGCATGGCTGTATGCCGCGGATGAGCAGTACGTGTACCTGGTGGGTGAGGCCAACGAGCTCTACCAGTGCGGCGTCGTGGGGTTGCAAGACAGGCACGACATGGTCACCGACGCCTTGGGCATGTACTCATGGGCGATCGAGCACGGCATCACGCGCGAGACGCACTACTGCGCTGACTGCTGCTACGACGTGCTCGACGGCGGCGCCGTCGTCGGGAGCGTGGACGACGAGGGCATCTACCACGGGCCCGCACCCGAGCGACAGCGCCTGGGCTGCATCAGCCGGGATCCGCTGGATGGTCAGGTCTATCTGCGCCTGGGCCAGGCGCTTGAGCGCGCGGGCGTTGTGCGTGGTCTCACGATCGAACTCGACGCCGGCGGCACGCTGCTGCTTGTCGAGCAGATCCCAAGCGACTTCCGGCCATGGCGGTGGGCCTGACTTTCAGCGCTCCGCTTCGTAGGCTGCTACGCCTGAGCCGACAGCGATCCAGCCATCCGGCGAGTGCGGGCTTTCGCAGATCGACACTTCCACCGTCTGGCCTTCCTTGGGTTCGGCCGGCAGGATCGCCGCAGTGCGCCGCAGGTCGTTTGAAGACGGCGCGAACGTGCTTTCAGAGCAGTGGAATGCCCATATCCCGTGTTTGCCGGAACTGCCGACCTGCCTGTCGAGCTTCAGCGTCCACTTCCCCGCCAATCGAATCACCAGCATCACCAAGCTCCGTAGAAAAGGCCGTAGTCTACTCCTACTGGCATGCTCTGTTGGCAGCCAGCAACTGGGCCTCATAACCGATCCGCTGCCGCCGCTCGGCCAGCAGCGCACGGACCTTGGTCTGTAGGTCGTCGCTCTTCTTCAGCCCAGCCGCTGCCCATGCCGGCACCTCCACTGCCGGCACTCGGCACGGCACCGCAACAGGCACTTCTACGCGCACCGTGCGCGGCTCGGCATCCTGCCGGCCGGCGCATCCCGCCAGCGCGAACACCAACCCCAGCACCTGCACCACCTGCGCCTTTCGGCTGCACCTGCCGAAAATCGCTGCACCTGCAGTCTTTCGCCACGCCTGCAGTTTCATAGGCCCAACTCCTGATTAATGACCGCCTCGGCGGCCGCACACTGCTCACCGGCGGTTCGCTCACGTACCAGGCGCTGGGCTTCGGCATACTGCTCCGCGGCCTGCTGCCGTCCCCGATCCACAGCCTGCGCGGCATCCCGGGCGCGCTGTTCGCCGGCCACGCGCAGCGCGGCAACCTGCCGGACCTGCTCCGCCACTGCGGATTCCAACTCTCCCCGGGCGGCACGGCAGGCGACCAGATCTGCCAATGCGGCATCGAGCTGTGGCCGGTAGTGCCGCGCGCCGAGCCAGACACCGCCGGCGGCGCCGAGGCCGACCAGTAGCAGGCAGCCCAGCGCGACCGAGACAACACGGGACGAGATCACGACAGCACCGCCTTTGCGCGCTCCCACAACGCCAGGCGCTCCGCCTGGCCGTTGAGACCACCGTTGATGCGCCGAGTGATGGCGGCGAACTCGCCGCGGTCGGCCAGGTCGTTCAAGCCGTGACTGGCCCACCACCAGGCCGCCGAGATCGCCGCCCACTCCGGTTGCTCGAGAAGCTCGGGTTCCTGCTCCAGCGGCTGGCCCAGCCCGGCGCCGGCGGCGCGGTAGTTCGACCGGCCGGTGATCTGTAGCAGGCCACGCCCGCGGAACCGCCAGCCGTCGCCCGACGCCTCGTCGCCATTGCCGTTGCGCGAGGCGTAGACGTTGTTGGCGATAGCCCGGGGGTTCCGCGCCAGGCGCTGCGCCAGAGCATTGGGCTGGCCGTCGGCGCCTAGGTATCGGCTCGGCCAGGTCGCCGCCAAGCCGCGCGCGCTGTAGTTGAGGTTCTCCACCAAGCGGGTCAACTGGCCGCTTTCGTGGCCGACCTGGGCGAGGAACGCCGCCGCGCGCACAGGCGACGTGATACCGAAGCGCGTCATCCCGCGGTTCAGCGCACCAACAAAAACGCCGGCTCGAGGGCCGGCGTTGGGAAAAATGCGCAGCAACTGCTGCTCGGTGATGGGCATACGCTCTCCTGAAATAAAAAAGCCCGCTTCTTAGGCGGGCCTCTATTTATCTGAAAAATTACTTCGTCATATAGTTAAAGTTTATAGCCAATGAGCATCCTTTAGACCATTTAAATGGATACTCAGATGAAACGTCCTTTCCATTTACTTGAATATTAAGCATTTTAGTTTCTGGATCTATAAATGCATAGGCGGTGAAATCTTGCTCTGAATTACTGTCATACAAATGAGCTAAGAATCCTCCTTGGCGTATGTCAGGTATTTCACTAACAGGAAGGACAAATCGCCAAGGTAAAGAATCGAGAAACTCTGTTCTATCCCCTGCCTCAAAGACGATCTGAACATGACATGATCCATAGCCCAATGAATAAATGCCCTCCGCAACGCCGTCTCTTACAGAAACGCCCCAATCGCTAGGAGTGAAGGAAAATGACTCAGCAAGTCCGCTCATAATTCACCATAAGATAAGTTGATGGAAGGTCGCATCATACCAACCATGCGAGCAGAAACGCGAACTCAAGCGAAGCGAAATGGATTGCGACCGATATTCCATGATCGCCCGGCCAGCCGGGACGCGCAGTCCAGCGCCAGGACCGCCTGATCCCGCCCCATTTCACCATCCAGCTTGCCAGCCATACGGCAGTGCCGTATATTCATGACATGCGAACAGTCATCGAAACCGAGATTTTCAAGCGCTATGCAGGCGGCATCTGGAACGATCCCGAACGGGAGGAGTTCATTGCGTGGATTGCAGCCAACCCCTTGGCCGGAGATGTGATCCCAGGATCGGGTGGGCTTCGCAAGGTTCGCTGGTCTCGCCAAGGCATGGGTAAGCGCGGCGGCGCGCGCGTGATCTACTACAACGCCGAAGAGTCGCAAGCCATCTGGCTACTGATAGCCTACACAAAGTCGAAGTTAGATAACCTACCAGCATCCACCTTGAGCAAATTGAAAGAGGCTATGAATGGATAAGGAACTTGAAACCTTCGAGGCCGATCTCCTCGCCTCGATTGACGAAATGAAGAAGGGGAAGGCCGCCCGTTCGACGCAGGTCGAACTTTCTCCGATTGCAGAGATTCGTGCAAAGGTTGGAATGGCGCAATCTGAGTTCGCACTCCTCCTGGGAGTTAGCGTTCGTACTCTACAGGAATGGGAGCAGGGTAGAAGGTCTCCTTCTGGAGCAGCGAAAACCTTAATTAAGGTTGCAAGCAAGCATCCAGAAACGCTTCGTGAACTGCGCTAGCTTGGTTACGTCGAAATCTCAACTGGATAATTAAAATGAAAAACAAATCAGCAAGAACTTTAGACGAGTATACGAATGCCATGTTCAATATCCGCACCGATGAAACAGAAAAAATATCAACAGAGATAATCAATCTGCTCATCGGCACAGCTTTTTTTATCGCCATTGCAATGGCATCCGAATATTTTAGCGAGCCTAGTAAATCACACCATCAACAAACGGTCGCTCCCCACGTGCAACGCTAACAACAAACCGATGAGTGCTTTTAGTGTTCGATGAATTTGGCGTTATTGTTATTCCTGCCTGAGAGATACTTACAACTCCGGAACTTGCCCCATTTGTCTCAAGCTCCATCTGTCCAGTCACTGGAAGGTCAACGAACACGCCAGAGTCAGATGAGTATGTTCCAGAGAAAGCAACAGCAGACGTACCAGAGACGCCAGAGACATAAAATCTAAACAGAACATTCGCGCCATTGTTTCGAGTTGCAGTTATCACCCTGCTTGGAGGAATCGAACCAAAGTCCGCATTTTTTATTGTCGTGCTTGTGATTGATATCGGCATCCACCAATCATGGTAGTCGAGCGCTTGTTTTTTCGAGCTAACTGAAAGGCCGAGTTTCTTAGCAATAGTCTCCGCTATATACTTATGCCCATGAACGTTTGGATGGGAACCATCCGAAAAGAGCTTAAGAGTATTTACAAGATAATTTGCATCTGCTGACTGCGATCCTTTTCTAAAGAAATCGGCAAACGGTATGTATAGCCCCTGAGTCTCGTCAGCGAGTCGCTTTAGCTGCTTCCTTGTATTGTTTGTATCTGGGTAACTCCACAAAAAATCAGGCACCACTACAGGTACGCTATTTTGATTTGAATAGCTTATCAGCCAATCAATTCTTTTTACGAACTCTTCATAGTACGCCGTATCAGACTCATTGTCTGACGCGTCATTGACACCTAGTGCCATGATGAATAGAGAGGTTCCTGCCATCATCGAACTGATGACGGACTCATCCACCCAGCGAAGCCTACGGCCAGAATTTGAAAAATTATGAAGAGCCGACTGACTATAGGCGTTAGCATATGAAAAACCAGAAAATTCAACAGTTGCGGCAGATGTAGTAACAACCTCGATTACACATTTCCCAAACCCATTATCTTTCAGGGTTACAGCCTGGCCTTGCAAAGCGTTTACAACTGAGGCCTGTGTATTCACACTAGCTACTACCGATCCATTAACTTTTATGTCAAACGTTCCCCCTCCAGGCCTTGCGACGTAGTAAACCGTGCATGCATCCTGAAATGTTGGAATTGTCGACCTTATAATATTGCCAACCTCATTTGACACCCACGATAACCCTTGAGGAACATATGATCCGCTTTCATTTGATCTATAAACCCAAGAGTGGGTTCCTGATGTTTTTGCGAAATCGATAGAGTGGATTTCATTAGAGGTATTTCCAGCTCCGTCAACGAGAGACATCAGCGGCGTGAATCCATAAGTTAGAGTGCCGATCTCGTTGTAGAGCATTCTTCGCAGAAGATTCACCCAGCCATTCCGGTATATTCTCCCGGCAAAAGCCCCATGAGAAATAGAATCACCAAGCACATACATAGTTGGGGCGCCTGATATTCTCGCTCTTACTCTGGTTAGCATCTGCGCGTTACCAAATGCGCCAGTCGTCGCTAAGTTAGATGCTTCCTCAGCCTTTCCATCAATATCTTTTATTGCGTACCCAACCGTATCTGATGGGTACGTTTCCGCCGGATCGTAACCGATCATTCCGGCGCCACCCGGAGCTCTCAACTGCTGACGCAGAGCCTGGTCGGACCGAACAGTCAGTAGAAGCTCATCGGCTGCCCAGTTGCCGCTCAGGGTGACAGGGAAGTTCGCAGGCAGCCGGACGCTGTAGAGATTCCCGTCGCGCTGGATCAACTTGCTCGGACTGGGCACAACCAGCTCAGAGCCGTCGACGTAGATCAGCGGAACAGGCTCGAATGCCGTGCCGATCAGGAAGTCGTTGACCTGCTGTTCGACTCCAAACCAGGTTTTTCTAGAGACGCCGAATCGGTCACTCCACGCCACGTTCACGCGGTCGTTCATTGCCGCGTCGAAGTTCTCGGCGTTGTCGTACAAGTCGCGCGGGTCTTTGGAGCCAAGCGGATTGCCGGTGGCATACGTAGTCATGCAAATTCTCCGAGCATGAAAAAGCCCGCTCTATGGCGGGCTCTGGATTTGTGTGTGCGGTCAGTTGGGGGCGCTGGCGTCGTCGAAGGTGTAGACCCTGGGGTCGTAGTTCACCGCACGAACGGACGCAGCGGTATTGCCTTTGGGATCGATTGAACTGATCAGGGCCGGGTATGGGTTCCCCAGCAGCAGGTGCGGCGGCTCGATCTCCCAGGAAACATCAGGGATGAAATCGATGCTGGGAATGCTCAGCCGGTAGTCGTCGATCCGAGATGCCGGATATCCACCGGAAACCGTTCCGTCTGGGCGCCGCAGGTAGAGCGCTGGCGAGTTCAGCAGTGACCAGTCGAGCGGCTCGCTGGACTCGATCAGGACCGAGCTTCCAGAGATCACGAACGATTTCAGGTATGCGCTCTGCGCCAGGCCAGGGCCGGGGACATCGCCGGCGAGAGCCACGTAATCCCAGAACTCGCTGTTCAGCGCGTCGAGGCCGGTATCGAACGAATACTCTGTTCTCCGGTATCGCTGAGCCATCCGGCGGCGCATCCCGTAGCGCCAGGCGCGATCGCGGTTTGTGACACCGACAGCCGTGATCTTCTCGACCTTCCTGCCGACATCGCCGGGCAGCCGGCACTGGACGGTATCTTCGATCCAGCCGTTGGCATTGACGAACCCCACATCGACTCCGTCATAGTCGTCCTCAGACGGAGCGCTGATGCTGATCCTCAGCGGACCATCCATGTTCTGCGGCGAGTACATGTGCCCGAATGTGGTCCTTGGTTCGTCTCGGGCTGCGGAGATCACGCCGCGCTTGATCGTCTTCTCCGCATACCCGGCGGCAAGCACATCGTCCATGATCTGCGCGACCGTGACCTTACCGTCCTCGTAGATCATGTCGAACGTGTCGCCGCGGTCCTTCCAGATGGCGTCCAGCCGATCAAGTTCTTCTAGGTCGAGGTCGGCGTCTGTGTAGCCGCGCTCTTTGGCGATGTAGCAGAGGAACGGGACGATGTCTCGCGTAGCGATCTCGCTCGTCCATGCACCGTTCTGCCGAGTCGGTAGCATGCGAGTAGCCTCCACCGAAACGCGGCTTTCGGTCTGCGCTGCGATACGGTCAGACGACCGATACCTGACGGCCATCGTCGTGACGCCGGCGTAGGACGATGGAGCCTGTAGGCGCGCGCGCATCCCGTACCACTGGGTGCGGTCTCGGTACTCGGATGTTGAGTTGCCGCCCTGGTTGACGAAAACTTTTCTGATGCGAAACTCGGGCCGCATCATGTACGGCAGCGGGATGCCGTCCGTAAAACCCTGCTGGTCGAGAGAACTGCCAGCATGGTTCTTGCTGACCGTCGTCCATGCGCCGCCGATGGCCATGTCTCGCCACTGGATGTCGTAATAGGTGCGGATCTGATATATCTGCCCTTCCCTGCCTACACCGCAAAGCCCTTCCGGGCAAAATACGTCGATCTCGACGAAGTTGGTCTTCTCCGATACAGGGCACGCCGGGAAGGGACCACGCCAGCCCCCTTCTAGGCTGGTCGGATCGATGGTGACTCGGGACGTAGACGAGTTGAGAGCGGTGAATCCTGGCCAGTCAACATCGACACCACCCGCACTGGTCAGCCGCTCGACGGTGAGTTGCTGCGCGCTGTACGCCGTGATCCGATAGCGCAGCCCACGCGGGCCGATTGCTGCATTTCCGGAGCCGGTCTGCAACGCATTGGCCGGCGAACCGTTGCTGTAGTTGAGCGTCATCGACGTTGAGGTGATGTCGTTCACCAGGTAGAGGCCGCCGTTGGTGCCGACCACCTCGATCTCATCGCCAACATCCAGCCCGAGCTGAGCGATATCCCCCGTCACGACGTCGCGATTCGTCCCGCCGCCATCGTTCACCGAATAGGGGTACATCGCCTCAACCCGCAGGATCGTCCCCGCAACCCAGTCAGAGGGGAACGACCCGGCTCCGGCAGAAATGATGATGTTCGTTCCGGAAAACGTGAACGTAGTTGCCGACGGGTTCGGGGTGAGATTGGAACTCTCGGTCAGATCCAGGCCGGCATTACCAGTCGAGCTCGCACCAACTTCCTCAACCAGGTGCCACCAGACCGATGCCGGGTGCCCGCTGACGTTCTGCCCTGGTTCGAAAATCTGGAAAGAGGCATCAGCGCCCAGTGCCAGGAACGACGTGTCACCGATTTTCGCTGCCCCTTCGGCGATCTGGAACCGACCACGGCCAATACACAGGAGCATTTCGGTCCACTGCTCACGCGGACCGGCGAAATACTTCCGGGGCGGCAGGATGTAGTCTGGATAAATCAGACGACGGCCAGCGACTTCGCGGATCGCATCGCCGAGTTTTACCTTGTTCCCGCGCGCGCTGGTTTCAGAAAGCGACGCGCCCTGCCCGGGGTTCGTCGGCATGCCGGGCAATTGAGGCATGAGCATCCGAAAAACCGATTGCGCCCCCTTGAAAAGGGCCGCAGTAATCGTGAACGGATCAGTCCCGCGCGGGAGCTTGTAGATCCTCACAATGTCGCCGCGGTCGATGATGCGCTCGGCCCACTCACCGGGATGGATGAACTCCTCATGGGCCTTTTTCTGCTTGTCGGTGAGGTCATCGCAGAGCGCAACCTCAGCGGGGACAACACCGATAGAGAACGGGTGGACGTCGTGGCAGCGGTACCCGGGCGAATTCGCGGTCAGCCAGGCATGAATCGTCATCCTGCGGCCGATCGGATGCCGCTCCAGCGGTTCTCCGTCAAGGAGCGATGGGTAGATTTCGATCACGGTAGAAGACCACCTTGGAGTATTTGTCGGAGAACTTCTGGAGCGGGGTGAGTGAAACCCCGCTTCCCGGGTTGATTTCGAGAACCCGGAGGCGTCCATCCACTTCGACCAGAAGACCTACGTGATCGAGCAGCCGCCCTCTGTAGGCCGCGGCGATGACCCCAGGTCCTGGCTCGCATTGCTCGAGCGCGCGCTGGATCTCCGTATCGCACGCCCTTTGCATCGAAACCGGGGTGCGCCGCGTGACACCGCCGAAGTCGGTCAGCATCGGCAGCCCGAACAACTCAACCCGCGCGATGAGCGTCAGGCCCCAGCAGTCAATGCACGGCAGGGCCCGCCCGCCCTCGGTATAGATGGCGGTGAGGTATCTGTTCGGCATGGGATCAGGGCCAGTATTTGAGGCCAGGGAACTCGCTAACGTTGTAGATGTGGCGCAGCGCGGCGGTGTTGATGAGGTCGTAGTAGCCGGCTTCTACCTGGACAGTGAGACCTTCGAAACCCGGCGTCTTGGCCCTCATCCGGTACGGACGCTCAGCAGGTGCTGTGAGATCGCTCTCCAGGTACATCCGCAGGATCAGGGTGACATACTCGCC